TTAGTATGACAAAACCTAAAAAGAAACAAATTAATTTTACTAAAGATTCTATTCTTGCTTTGATGCAAGAAATATATAATGAATTAGTGGAGCAAAGGACTACCGCCATCAGAATTCAAAATAAAATGATTGGAATGATGAAAGAACCTGAAGATATGACTTTAATAGGCCCTGTAATCGAAAAACAACAAAAAATTGTAAACGACTGTGTTGAAAAGAAATTAACTCTTTCAAAGTTACAGTCAGGTATATGGGAAAAACAACAAAGTCACGAATCAAGTTTTGATATTTCATCTATGGATGACGATATTTTACAAGGTCTTTTAGATAAAGATATAAATTCAAGTAACGAGAATTTCTCAATATAAAAAATGGCTATAGACATTAGTAAATCATATGATGATGCCAAAAGAAAAATTAATTCTTTTAAAAAACTCAATGAGGTAAAAACTGAGTATGATAATCGAATTGATAAGTTCACTAATAATTTTCAAAAAAAAGCGGATAATATTCAAATTAATTTGGATAGTGCTGAAAAGGCCCGAGAACTTAAAGAAAAATTTACAACATCATTTGATGAACTAATAGAGATGATTAAAACATCTAATGATGGTTCAACACAAGATGAATTAATAAAAATTCTTAAAGAATCCTTACAGAAATTACCCTCAATAGTTGAACAAATTATTCAGGAAGAAATTTTAAAATCTTCGGGATGTCCCCAAGACGAAACATACCCAACAAATCAAGAAATATACATTCCAATATCTAAAATTGATATATGGAAACAACTACAACTTGACCCTGATGGTCAACTTGGAGCAACAATATATGAAAAGAAACCGTATACAAGTCAAACCGATTCACCACCTAAAAGCACAAATAGATTTTTCTATCAAGTAATACAAGGGAATGGTTTAGTTTTTCAGTATAATGGAGCGTCAGGTCAACCGTTATTCAACATAAGTTATGAAACATTTAATGGTGTTGAACAAGGTAACTACTTTAAAGTTATTTTATTAGATAGATTAAATTCTCCTAACTTAATTTCATCATTTTTAGTTGATTACTATAAAAGTTTAAAAATATTTGATTTTCAGAACGCAATTACTAAAATTGTCGATTTAGTTTTAAATAGTTTTACAGTTAATGCCGGTACTGGTCCTGTTTCTTTAAACGACCAAAAAAAATTCTATGTTATTTTACAAAGAATATTAGGTATGTGTTTTGATTATGATAAAGAAATTGATGTCGGAGGAACATCTAAGTATCCTGAATATGATGACACTACAGATAGTTTATTTGAATTTACACCTTCAGAATTATCACAAATAGATAATGAAATTGATTTAATACGGAGAGGGGTTGTTGAGTTTATTGATTGTAACAATATCATATTACCAGTAACTAATACTGAATATATATCAGATATTATTACTGAAACAAATGACGATGGTTCAAACGTTGACACGATTATACAGGAAGTTTTCTTTAATTTATCAAATGATAGAAGATGGGATTTACAATTACCTCAAATTTTTAACGCATCCTTCAATGAAGACATTATTAAAAATTTTATTTCAGGTGTAGTCGCTTCAATTTTATCACCAAAAGTATTATTTCCTCAATTTGTTGTCGCACAATCATTATTATTATCGGCATCTCAGTTTGGTTCTACAGTTGAAAATTCTGTTACTGACGAATTTCCAGGTGCGATGGCATTTGCTCGAAATAACAAGTCGTTTATGATTAACGTAATTTCTCGTGTAGGTGCGGTTTTTATTGAAGAATTAATGAATAGGTTAAGAAAGGATTTAATTAAATTAGCTGAAAATATTGTTTTAGATATTATAAAAAATAAAAATAAATATCTATACGTCTTAGTTGAAAATATTATAAAACAAACAAAATTAATAGTTCAAGGGGGATTAAACGCGATAAACGATTATAGACAATGTAAATCACTCTTGGATTACATTTTTAATTTACTTTCTATTGGTGGAATTGCGTCTTTACAACGATTAAAGAAAAAAGAACTTATACCAACCCCAATTCTTTTTTTATCTCAAACATTATCAGGTTCTAACCCTGATAGAGAACTAATTGAGTATATTGAACAAATGCAAAGTTTAGGATTACCTGTTGGTAGAGGTATAAATGGAGAACCTGATATTGCAACCGTTGCGACTTATGCAACTTTCCAAGCAATATTTAACGAAAGAGCTAAAAATGGAAAAGTTGAGGGAGTTGTATATACTGAAACTATTTCACCTACAGGTCAACCAACAGGAATTGTTAGAGTAGTTGGAAAATCTATATAAAATGGAAAATAAAATAAAAGAAATTATATCTGATTTTAAGAATAAATCTAATAAAGAATTAATAATTGCTTTGGATTTTTTATCAAAAGATTTTGATGAGACAAAAGATATTGTAATTAAATTAACAAAAAAATTAGATAAAGCGGAATCTTTATATAATCAAATATTGAAAGAGTATGAGTCAAGAAGTAATGTTTAATCCAAATCTTAATAGAACATTATTTTTTGGAACGGTAAAAGATAATGATGACCCTAATTTACTTGAAAGAGTAAGGGTTGTACCTGAACACGAAAAGTTTTTAGAAATTATAGGTTCATATAAAGATAGAACTGATTCGAAAGGTTCTTTATTAAATCCTAATCAAGACGATATCCGAGAAGATTTATATTTCACAAAGGATGACCCCTTTGTTTTCTTTCCGTTTTTACCAATGAATATTAATATCGTGCCATCAATTAATGATGGTGTATTATTAATTTATTTTAATTCAATTGATAATTCGGGTCGAAAAAAACAATTTTTTATTAAAGCGTCAATTTCAACAATAACCGCATTAAAGGCTGAAGATAGTAATCAAACAAAAGGTATATTAGGTAATTTACCTAATGTTAAAGCAGGTAAACCTTTAAAAAATAGTAATGGATATTTTAATACTTCAACAAAAGGCGTTATGGCAGAAGTTGAAGATGTTGGGATTTATTCAAAAGGGAGGTCAGATATTATTCTTAAAGATACTGAAGTTATTTTAAGAGCTAGAAAGACTAAAGAATTTAAAAATAATGAAAGTCCTGTAGTTAATAAAAATCGTTCTTTTTTACAACTTTCCGATTTTGAATTTAAAACAACCAAAAACCCTCCAAAAAATATTATTAAACAAGAAGTTGTTGACCAACAAATAGTTAAACTAGTTGAGTATGAAATTGATTACGGATTTAATGAGGGAACAGATGGACCTTATTCAGGTAATATCAACATATATAATTTACCGGGTAGAAACTCCAAAACAACAACTACAAATTTTAGAAGTGATACCGTTTTAGATGACTATACTTCTTTTTTCCCTTACTTCATACATGAATTTGTTAATGTATATACAATAGAAACAGTGTCGTTTATTGTAAATTCAATCCTTAAAGGATTAAACAAGGGTGAAATTGATTTTGAATATACATCAATAATTGACGGACAGGAACAAAAAGTAAGAGTTTATCAAAAAATTTTAGATAATCGATTTCCATTTTTTTACCGACCAAGTGTTACTAACCAAAATTTATTAAATAAAGGGGATGCTAATCAAAGAAAAACTATAAATGCATTATCCTCAAGAGTAGTATTTCCAAAATCTAGAACAGAAAATCCAGGTGCGGGTTTAATATCCAAAAAGAATTATTTTGGACAGTTATTAAAAACCTCTTTACAAAAAATAACCAGTCTTAATAAAGAAATTACTGAACAGTCTTACGCAGTATTAGGGTCGGATAAAGTATTTTTTATCTCAAGAACTTCACAGATACCTGACAAACCAAGTATAATTGTTGATGATGAAGATGTTTATGGTATTGGTGAGTCAAAACTTTCGACAAACTATATGGAGGCAACAGAAGGTATGGTTAGGGGTGAGTCTTTAAAGAAATTATTATCACTAATGGTTAGATTTTTATTAAATCACCAACACTTGTATAACCGTTATCCACCTTATGAAACAACCACTGAAACCGCACCAATATCCAGTCAACAAGTTTTAGAAGAATTCAATTTATTTGACCAAAAAGTTATTAATCAAAATATTCGAATAAATTGATATTTATCTAAAAAAGATAATGTCAATTCATCGTTCATATTTTAGTCGTAATAATACGTTATTATCCAACAGCTTTACTAATACAGGTAAATCTCCGTGGACACAACTTTATTTTGGTTCATCATCAGATGTAATTGCATCACCAGGATTTAGTAGATTTATATTTGATTTAGACCTTTCACAACTTGTAGGAAAAATTCAAACCAAAACAATATCTACAGGATGTACTGGATTTTCAGGAATAACACATACCTTGAGAATGACAAATACATCTTCATTTGATAAAGAAGGTTTATCAAATGAATACACATCTCAGGGTAGATTAAGAGCAACTTCATTTGATTTAATTTTATTTAGAATACCATTAACTTCAGGTAGTACAGGTTCTGCTCAAAGTTGGGATGAGGGAGTTGGATATGACTATTACGATGTTCAAAATACACTTAACACATCTAATGGATTGTTAACACCAATTACATTACCCCAAGATAAATCATATTCACAAAGACCTTCAAATTGGTATCAAAGAACAACATTAAGTGGTTGGAGTACTAATGGAATATACAATAACACAACTGGTGGTAATGTTGATTACTCAGATTTAATTATCGTTGATACCCAACACTTTGAATTTGGTAATGAGGACATTGAGTTTGACATGACAAATGAAATTAATCAATATCTTACAGGTTCAACATCAGGATTTACAGGTTGGGGGATTGCTTATTTACCCCAATTAGAAAATTTAACAGGGTTAACTGAAAACTATTCTGTTGGGTTTTTCACAAGACATACTCAAACATTTTACGAACCGTTTCTTGAGACTTCATATAATGATTTAATATTAGATAATAGAAATTCATTCTATTCTTACAATAATAATAATCTTTATTTATATTCTTATATCGGAGGTGTTCCAACAAGTTTAGATAATCTACCTATTGTTACTCTTGAAAATAATCAGGGTAATGTTGTTGGAACATACACAGGTTGTCAAATAACACAAGGTGTTTATCAAATAACAACAAGTGGTATAACTGTGACAACTCCATGTATGTTTACGGATACTTGGTCTAATTTAGTTTATAACGGTATTTCATTACCTAATGTGGTTAATGATTTAACTGTATTACCTTATCAAGGTTATTTTACATTAGGAACACAAAGTAGAGACCCTGAATTATTTGGATTTGATTTTTATGGTATCAAACAAGATGAAAAAATACTCAATACAGACGTTAGAAAAGTTGGTGTGGTTATTAAAAAAGCGTACACATCAAATCAAGTATTAACACCTGTCACAGCATATTATAGAATATATGTTAACGAAGGTACAACTGAAGTTCAAGTTCAAGACTGGACTCAAATTAATAGAGCGTCTAATGAATACTATTTTATATTTGATACAAAAGATAAAATACCAAATGAATATAATGTTGATATTAAAGTACTAACATCAGGAGAAGTAGATACTTATAAAAAAACACTAACATTCCAAATAGTTAATAAGAAATGAAAAAAGTAGCATTAAAAGAAAACGAATATATTAAATTATTAAAATTCGTATTATCTGAAGCTTTATCACCAGGTGAAGATAAAATTGACATGATTTTAGATAAAATTAGTCAATCAGGTATGGAATCAATCACACCTGAAGAAAGAGAAACTCTTGAGAAATTCACTAAAGGTATTTCAATAGAGGATGAACCATCGTCTAAAGAAGATGCAATAACAAAGGCAGGTGGTTTTTGGTCTTTTGAATTTCCAGGTATGCCGTCATTTAAATTTAGATACGAATCAACTGAAGATACTGAAGATGAAAAAATACATACAGGATATCTAACAGTTGATGATAGTGATTACTATGGCGAAATTTATTGTGATACCGAAGGTAATTTTCAAACTTGTATGTTTGAAAATACTACTGAAGGAACTAATGTTTTTGAAGATTATGAAGGTTTAGAACACGATATTGAAGTGTTTTTAGATGTAGTCTGTAATGACCTAAAAGAAGATGATATGATTGCGTAATATGAAAAATTTAAATAACATAATTAAGAAAGTACTTAAAGAACAATCTGAAAGATATATGTTTTTCAGTAATTTAGAACAAATGCACCGTCAATGTGAGATACTTTTATCTATACCTAAAAATGATGTTGAAAATATTTTAAACAATGGTCACGATTGGGCACAAGACCATATTGCAGAATCTAAAAATAACTTGGACCAAGTATTTGATTTTATGATGAATGAAATCAAAGGTGATAAATTTAGTTCTGATGACGCAGTTAGACCTGAAGAAGTAATTGAAGATATTAATTTAAACGATTTAGCAATGGCTGATGATGTAAATGGAAACCCTGGAACTGCATTAGCATTATACCAAATGACTGAAGGTCGTAAAAAAGCAGGTACTAAATTATGTGCTCGTGGTAAAGCTGCAGCTAAATCAAAATTTGACGTATATCCTTCAGCTTATGCAAATGGTTACGCAGTACAAGTATGTAAAGGTACAAAACCTGGTTTAGACGGAAAAAAACATTGTTCAGGGGCGTATTGTTAATCAAAAATTTTGAATTATTAAAAAAACATAATATATTTGTAGTCAAATCATAAATGAAATGACTATAATAAAAAAACTGTGGATTAAATATCGTCTGTATTTACGTAAATTAGACCGAAAGGATACCGAATTTGACATTTATATGTCAAACGTGAGGAAATGTTCCACCATATGTCGTAAACTCATTCATTCGGAAGATTCTGAACTCATAATCGCTCCGATATCCGATAAGAAATATATCCGTAATGATAAATTAGGTATTTTTGTTACTATGGATGGTGGACAGGTTACAGTAACCAATCATACATACAGTTATTTCATTAAATTAAATAAAACACAATGGGATAAACTGATTAGTGCATTCCGTAGAGAAATGGAATATAGAGCAATGGAGATTGAAAAAGAACTTGAATCTCAAATTAATCACTCACTTGATAATATTTATAATAAAATAAATTGTTAATATTTAAATCATGTCAAAGTTAGATAACCAAATTAAAAAAGTTTTAAGAGAAATGTCAGAAGAACCAGAATACGGAAGACTTGATAGAGGTTTAGTACAAGACGTTATTGATAGATTACTATCAGATGAGACAGGTGGATATAGAGGAGCTTTAAAAGCATTAAATTCTGAGTTTGGTACAGGACAATACTCAAGACCTGAAAGAACTTATGAACCACCTAAACCAGGTATTAGAGTTAGTAAAAGTATTTATTAACTTAAAGATTTTCTAATTAAAGATATTAAGACCGATTCGTTGGTCTTTTTCTTTTTAGGTTTGTACGATGTCATAACAGGTTTTTGACCTTTACCTGTTTGAGTATCTTTTTTCTCGGCCTTTCTTTTTTGTTGACAAGCAGATTGTTTTTGAGAATCGGTCATTTTAGCAGCAACACCTACCGCTCTACATTTAGGATAACCCTTTGTATCACCCTCAGGTCTTCCACATGGTGGATGTTTACCATCTTTTTTACTACAAATATTTACCCATGGACCTTTAGGTTGTTTACTACCCTTTGGTTTTTTCTTTGTACCAAACCAAACACCTAAATCTTCATTAGTATCTTTTTTTGATTCATTTACACTATCCACTTGATAATCTGGTTTATACATTTTAAATGGTGCGTAAGCATATTCATCATCACCTTCATCAGGAGCATCTTGTCTATAATCCTTATCTCTAATATGTTTAGCATTTTTTTCTTTTTTAGAAATTTCTTTTTTAGATTTTTTAACATGACCATCTAAAGAATCGTAATTTATTTCAGCATCAACATAGTCAGATACAGGTTCAATAAATGGCTTTAAATTTTCATCAAACCATTTTCTAATTCCTGGTCTAATCGGAGGCTTATATGTACCACCAACAGTAGATGTAGTTGATGCTTCATTTAAATATTTCTCATATTCAGTTAGTTTTTTAAGAATTTCTAAAATCATATTACTTTTCATAACCAAAAAAATTGTTTATATTTACATAAATATCTAATACTATGGAACATTCAGAAGAAGACAAATTAAAATCAGAAATTTTAAATGAATTAAACAATTTAAATGATGGAGGTATCCTATTTAATTCTATTGAATATAAATCATCAGATGGTTTAAATGATTTTATCTCTAATTTAACTGATGAACAGGCGAAATTATGTTTAATTGAATCCGTTAAATATTCATTCTTAAAGGGAGTGTATTCATTAGAAGAATCTGAAGTATTATCAAAATCAATTAGAGTTTTATCCAAATAAAAAAAGGTCAGATTTCTCTGACCTTTTTTATTATCTATTAAGATAAGATTATCTTAATTCATTCAAATCGAATGTACGAACACCATCAACGATGATACGACCATAGAAGCGATTGTTCACCATCTTCTTCGCATATCTTGTCATGATACCCTTGATAGGAGTAAAGTTGAATGGGTTATACATTGTTGGAGTTAATTGTAACGGTACGTATGGAGCGTAGATGTAACCAGTATCCAATAAAGAAGTACCTTTATGACCAATCAACACAGTGTTAGCTGGGAAGTATGGGTCACGGTATACTTGATAACGACCACTTAATGTACCAACTCTCTCGATACCCATGTTGAATTGGTCCTGCTCAGGAGCCGCATTTGATACGTGGAAGTATTCCAAGTCATCAAAGATTGCACTGATTTCAGAAGATACAACAATCCAGTTAGCTCCACCTCTTAAAGTAGACTTGTGGATTTGAGCTGAAATTTGGTTGATTGCAGTAATCAACGTTTGGTTCCAGTCCTTTTGAGTGTAAGGAGTTGATTGGTTGTTCAGACGCTTCCATCCGTTGTAATCCCAACGTAATGTCCACGCTGCACCTTTACGTAAGTCACGTAAGATTTCACGGTCAATTTCAGCCGCCACTTGTTCAGATAATAAAGCTGTTAATTCAGCTTCAGCATCGATGTTGTGGAACGCTGCAACGTCTTGTGCCATTTCTGGAGACCATTGTGCTCTTAATTTTCTTTCTGTAACAGATACAGTTACTGACTCAAGGTCAAAAGAAACTTCACCAATTTTATCTTCAAATTCTAACTCTTCGTAACGTCTCCAAGCTGCTTGGATGTTAGTATTAGCAGAAGAACCACTCCATTGTGTAGCAGTTAATGTTGCTCCAGAATATCCATCAGGAGTTGACTGTCCACAAGCAATACATGCCGGAACTTGAGTGTCAATCTCTAAATAGATATAACCTTGTGTATTACACACGTTATCATAGTAACCACCATTACCTTGAGTTGTACTTGCGAAAGTACTACCAAAAGCCGCTTGAGTACTAGTGTAGTTTGGCCCGTATATTGATTGACCATACTTTTGAGTTACAACACGGTATAAAAGTGGTGTATATGTATTAGTACCTAAGTTAGACGCAACAGTTGCGTTATTAGTATAAAGAACTAAGTTAGATAAGAAAGATTCAGTATCTTGTTCTTGTCCGTCAGGTCCAATTAACTTACCATTACCTGCAGAAGTTAAACCTGAAAGTGCTACAATAATTTTTCTAAATTCAGTGTTAGAACCACCTTGTACAGTGTAACCTGAAGGAATTAATGCTCCGTCAGACCAAGCAACTGTTGGACATGAACCTGTTAGTGTTACAAAACGTCCTTTAGAATAATCAAATAAACCTGCTGGGTTAAGACCTGGCTCAGTTCCTTCGTAGAATAAATCATAAAGGTTTTTCGCGTAAGTTGGGTTGTTTGCACTTCCTGTACCAGTAGCGTAACCTGCATTTGGGTCACCAGGATAGTTTCCAGGAGAGCCTACAGGCGCGTAATGGTCACCTGAAGTAACGTTTAATCCGTTGATTGCAGAACCACCAGAATAACCTTGGATTTGTGGTACGAAGTAGAACAATTTACCGATTGGTAAGTTCATAGCTTGTACAGAAACGATTTCGTTAGACAATAATTTAGAGAACACACGTCTGATGATAGGGAATACCACAGTCTCGAATGAACCTGAATCTGCCGTAGAAGATGCTTCGTTAATCAAATGTGACGCTTGGTTTTCATACAATTGTGCAACATTTTCTTTTAGGTGGCCTTTAAGACCTTCAAGGAACCCTAATTTGTCCCATTTGTTTACTGTGTCTTCTTTGATAACTTTCAAGTGCTTAAGACCGATGTTACCAACTAATCCACTTTCTAATAATGCTCCCATTTTTTATAGGTTTTTTATTTTTAAGTTTATTTTATTATTTTTGACATAATGTCTTTCATTCTCAAGAATTGTGGATTCTCGTAAGTCTTAGATTCAATCAGATTAACTGCTGAACCTGACTGTGGAGTTTTCTCAATAACTCTTTCGATTGACTCATTAACGAATTTCTTACTGTTGTCAATATGTAATTCGTCTTTGATATTTTTATAAAGGGCTTTAGACTCTTTAAGGGATTCCGCTGAATCAAATCTTCTTAAAATGTTAATTTTCTCTTGTTTTGATGTTGAATGTTCAGTGAACAATCTTGTAGCGTAAGCAAGATTAGAATTGAATATCGCAACTTCATTAAGTTTATCTCTAAACATATTTAAAGCTTTTCTATACTCTTCATTTTTAGCTCTCAACATTTCAACTTCTTCCATGATTTCATGGTTTTCAAAAGTTAGATTTCTGTTAGGTGTAATAGCTTTTCTTAAACCACGTCCTTTTTTAGAACCAAATCCATAAGTACGAGCAGCTTCTTTAGCTTCTTCCTTAGTGAATTTCTCAGCACGTTGACTTGGCATTTCAAACACATCACCTTCTTTAAATTCAAATTTAGGTTTTCCTGTGTGAGCAGTTGGATTAACGGCTTTTTTCTTTTCGTTAAAACCACCTTTCGTCTTTTTGAAAGTAGATGCTGTTTTAGCATTACCTACTTTCGCAGCTCCCTTACCTAATTTTGCTTTAAATGATTCCATAACAGGGTCCATTTCTTCTTCCATGTAATCAATCTCTAAATCATCATCCATTCCGATTTCATAAACCATTTCTTCAGTTTCTTCTTCTTCAAGTGAATCCATTTCGATTTCATAAACCATTTCTTCAGTTTCTTCTTCTTCAGATTCATCAAATTCACCAAACTCTTCGTCTTCTGAACCGTCTTGAATAAGGTATTCATCTTCTTCATCTTTTAAATGAATAAAATCACCTTCTTTCTTGATTTCAAAAGAATCTGTTGGTTTCATTTCTTTGAATGCTTTAAGAACTGTCGACATCGGTTCGTCAGATAAATCTTGAACATCAAATTCATTTTCATCTTCATCACCCATGTCAGATAAATCCATCATATCGAATCCTTCCTCAGAATCTTCGTCTTCTTCTTCTTCCGATTCGTCTTCTTCAGACTCATCTTCTTCTTCTGATTCATCATCTGATTCAATCTCGTCTTCGATTTCAAATTCATCTTCTTCTTCAGCCTCATTTTTCATAGACTCTTTTACTAATTCGCTAATTTCTTCTTTCATTGTAGAATGAAGTATTTCTTTTGCGTTTTCATTGATAGCTTCTTCCAAATTTTGTATTTGGATTAATGCCTCTTCAACTAAGTTTTTTTCTGCCATTTGTGCGTTATTTTATTGATAAATATATCGATATTCTAAAAAAATAGTTTTTTAATATAATTGGCATAAAAAAAGGGACAAAATGTCCCCTTTTAAATTCTTTTTAAACTTTGTGATTACTCAAACACTTCGTCAATTTTACTTTCACTTACTGAAGTAATTCTCCAATCATAACTAAATGATTTGTAAGCTTCAGTAACTTTAGCTTCAACATCAGTAACAGAATAACCTCTTACAAGTTTTTCTTCTCTTACTTTTTTAATTTTTCCTGTGTTCTCATCTGGCAAATCGTATTGGATTTTAGCCACAAAGTATTTTTCGTCCATTTCCATAATTATTTATTTTCCTAAATAATCGGTAAGTCTTCCCATTAAATCAAGCGATTTGTTAACTGTTCTTGCTGCTTTCATATCATTTTCTTCTTTTAGGTTTTCCTCAAACGCAAATCTTCCATCAGGTTCAGTAAATAAATAAGCTCCTGGTGTTGATGGTGATGACACCAAGTCAAAACAAATTAATTCAAAATCATCCTGAACTTCATTTTCTTCACCTACCTTTTTTAAAGAACCTACCCCTCTTGATGATATACCTAATGTTACACCTAGTCTTAATAGGTTTGCTGCTTGGTCACCCTTTGTTGATACAATACCTCTTTCATGGAACCCTGGTGATGTTAAAAGTAATAGTTTACCTAATAGAACATTACCATCCCACCACATTTCTGTAATCATGTGTGATACTCTATCTAAATCTATCAATGAAGATTCAGGGTGGTTAAGTTCAGATAAAGAGGTTTTTTTACCGATATAATTCTTTATATAATTTTCGGACTCTCTTTTTAAAATTCTTTCGGGATATATTCTACCGTTTCTATTCGGTGTATTATATTTTTGTAAAACGGCATAAAATTCAAATGGTTTAGAATAATCTTTAAAATCCTTACTTTCTTGTAAGAATGTTTGATTATGTTTTTCTGTTGGAGAAACATAACCTGCGTCCATCTCAATTAAAATACCTTTTCCCGTCTCTTTTGGACCTAATATTTTGTAATTTTGCATTTTACCTTTTTATAGATAAATACTATACAAATTCTATTTTACTTTCTTTTTTGATTTTATCGTTTTTACTTAAATGAAAACTAAAATGATTAGATTTGTTAAAAATATCATATTCTAAACAACTAACAATTTTTTTAAGTGAATTTTTTATTTCAAGAGATTTAAAATCCATAGGTTTTTTAATAAAAAAAGTAATTTCAAGATTCATAAAAGACCTTTTCTTTAATGCAATTCCTGAAGTTCGTAAGTCTAAATCAACTATAAAATTGTCATAGAAAAATTCCTCATCAATATAATCCCCGATAGTATTTTTTATTTGTTTATTAAAATAAGACACAAGTCTTATCCAAGAGTCCTCAATAGATTTGGGTTCAACCCAAGATTGAATGTTTAAGTATATTGATTTAAAATTTTTAGAATCCACAGTCCCATAAGAACATTTTATTTTTTTATACCCTTTGATAGAGCAACTTTTTCCTTTTTTCATTTACAACCTTTTCATATCTTCGTTTATTTATACATTAATAATAACACACAAAAGCATAGTTGTCAAAAAAATGTTAATTATCACAGTTGATAAAGGAGATATTGAGAAATCCCTTAAAAAATTCAAATCAAAAGTTTTAAAAACTAAAATGATAAAAGAATTACAAGACAGGAAAGAGTATAAAAAAAAATCTGACACGAAACGTCAGATTTTAAATAATGCTATTTATAAAAATTCAAAAAATAGTGAATTATAAATTTTGAGTTAAATTCATTAATTTAATATATTCTTTTTTAGAATGTTTAGTATTTGTAAGTCTTTCTTTTGTTTCTAATAAAACTTTAGTTAATTCTTCATCTGATTCTGAAATAAGAGTATCAATTTTTTTAATTGCTGTTTCTTTTAATTCTGTAAATTTTGTCTTTAAATTTTCATCACCAGCAGTTAAAATTTCTTTAACAGAATTTCTTTCAGATTCAGTTAAGTTTTCTAAATATTTTTCAGCAGTCTTATTAGCAACTTTTAACATTGAACTAATTGGGACGTTTTGAGTTTTACTTTCTTTAATTATTGGTTTTTTACCTAAAGACTCAATAATTGATTTTTTAGCAATTGAT